CACCCAAATCACCTAAATCGTCGCCTTCTGGAGCAGGAGCACCTAAACCAGCACCGCCTAGATCGTCACCACCCATACTCATATCACCGGCTGGAGCTTCTTCGCCAGCCAATTGACGTACTGATGTATCGGCTTGTTCGCGACCACTTTGTAGTGATTGATATAAATTGCCTAGGATTGGAGCAATAGCACCTTTAAACGCTTCGGCTTGTTCACTACCAATTTGATCACGGATTGTATCTACTAGAGCAGGTACTTGTTCGTTTTGAACTTTACTAACTTTTTCTAGCATGTCTTGTAAGCTATCAACAATATCTTTAGCAGCTAGAACTGCTTCAGATTTGCCCATTTCGCTTTCAAACAAACCTTGTTCAGAACCCATCCATTTGTCTAGGCCTTCTTTAACAAGCATAAGTTCCATATACTTAGCATTCTTTTCGGCAGTATGTGCGCCGAAAGATTTTTTAATATTTGTGATGTTTTCACCAAGTGCTTTACTTAGGCGTTGAGCTTTAGCATAAGTTAAGTTATCATAATCAATACTAAAACCAAAGCGGCTTTCCATGATTTTGTTAATCTTTTTTGGTGTTACTTCGGTACGCATTTCAGAGAGTCTCATTTGTTTATATTCCTAAACTGTATGTAGTATTTATGTCTATTCCCATACTTTATTAAGTTTGGCAGTACGGTGTATTTGTGCTATTTTAGCCCTGGCTGTAGCCAGTTCCTGTTCGGCTATTTCTAGGCGGTTTTGCCGGCTATCTAAAGAAACATAGTCTTTATTAATCCTAGCACGTTCTATACTGCGCCGTAAAGTTAACATATCTGTATAGTGTTTATTTATTTCAGTATCGTGGGCTAGTATATCATCTGCTAGCCAATACTTGCGCTTAATTGTGTAAATTGTATAGAGTATTGCTGAGATTTTGTTTTCAAAGACATGTACTAGTTCTTCGTTACGATCAAATAATTCGCAGGTTTTGTTGGGATATACTCGTAGATTATACAAGCCGATCTTGTAGCCCGTTTTTGTGGGGATACAAATGCTTGTGTCTTGGTCCTCTTGTAATTTACCTAATTCTCTACGGGTCCACTGTTTAATATAATCGGTGGCTTGGTTGGTTAATTGTGTTACTTGATCAGGAGGGTTTTTAGGTGTTGCTTTTTTCTTAACGAATTTTCTTCGTGTATGTAATTTGACCATTTTCATTACGACGCAATAGTACATCCTGCATCGTTAGTTGATTAGCTATTAGTTGCTCACGCTCGTTGAGCTTATTTTTTTCTATTTGAGATTCATGCTGGAACCTGCCCAACAGATCTGCTTGTTCGTTGTTCAATTGAATCTGAACGTGATTTAATAATTCTACTATTTTCATTTTGTTGCTAAGTGTACAACTACACCCAACACCGCTGTTAATAATGCCACAAATATGGCAGTACCAATTGTGATTAAAGTTTTATTACTTTCTCCGCCCACTTTTGCCAGGCTGTCTTTGATGTCAACAATATGACCTTCTAAGCTGTCCATCCGCTTGTCTAAATTTTCTAGTTTAAATTCCAAGTTAGAGTACCTTTCCGCACATAGTTCTACGTGCGCCTCAAGACTCTTCTTTTCAATATCAGTAGTGGACATCTATACTTCTCGCTTTCAGGTAGCGATGCGTTTTCTTTGAGCCTGTATGTGCCTTAATAATGAGCCGTAATGGGTGCCGTAGCATCAAGTAATATTTATCGCCGGATGTATTTGTGTAAAGTATATGTTTTTGATAGTACCGTAAGGATAAAAAATGGGCAACATAAAACGGGCTGTTTCGTTTAGACCAGTGATAATTGGTACTTGCTCAAAATCTTGTAGTAATCCGCCAAGGGGTTTGCCGGGCAAATCGTACATGCCATTACCTTCTACAGTCCAATACCATGTCCATACTTGTTGTTCTCCTGCATAAAAGTCACCAAACTCTAGATATTTTAAATTGGTTAAGGTGGCAGCAGGTAGTTGTATGTTCTGTGGTTGTGTTCTAAGTCCCATACATTGTACTACAGTTTCCCAATTACGTTGCTGATTACGTTCTAGGCTATCAGGATCATTACCGCGAGTTACTCCGGTAGCAGTGATATCTACTAGACTGTAACCTTGGAAGAACTGTAAGTTATCTTGCATAGTAACAGTATTTAGCGGCCATAAAAAAAGCGCCAATTAATGACGCTCTTCTTATTTGTTTTAAAAAAGCTATTAAGCGATTTTGAAACCAGTTGTGCTTGTAACTGTTGTTACGTTAGCCCACACATTGCCTTGGCCTAATGAAGCACTAGCGTTACCTAAACTAGCGATACGTGTACCGATTGCTGTAGTTGTGTTACCAGTAGCTTCGACTAAAACGCTCAATTGGTTTGTATCAACTTGATACATAACGATTGTTGAGTCAATAGCGATTTGACGTAAAATTGCTTCTACTGCGCCGCCAGTTGCTGAGTCAACTACTGTGAAAGCCTGTTGTACTGCACCACCTAAAACGATCTTGATTGCTGTTGGGTTCTTTGTTAAACCTGTAGCGATGATAGTTGCTAAAGAACCATCTGTTTTTGCATCAACGTTGTTGATACCATTTGCATCACCTGCATAACGTGTTTGGATTGCCATTTTTAAATCTCCTTAATATATGTGCGTTTTACCGCATGTAATTATTTATACTTTATTACAAAAAAGTTTGGTTTATCGAGCTGCTGCGGTAAATCCAGCTTTATTTACTAGTTTTCCAAGCCCCTGCGGGGTTTGAAATACAAAGCCTTCGCCTTGGCGTTGTCCACCGACATATTGCTCTAACTCCCTGGGAATCTGACGTTCTAAATCAGCTGCCATTGAATTCTTTAAATTATTTAGTGCTAAAAATGCTGTTTGAGTAGCCAACCAACCTTTGGCTTCTCTAAACAAATAGCCGCTTTGATTTTCACCAACTAGTGCTATGTACTGCTTTTGACTAATGTTTGCTTGTAACCACTCGCTAACTGGCTGACGTGTTTGTCCTTTGGCCAATTCGTTAAGATATTTTCTCAAAGTAACAATAACTGTAGCAGGCATTTTTTGTAGTCCACCAACACAACGATCTATTAGTTTAGCATTTGCAGGAGACAATGCTTGTTGAGCTTGTCTTAATTGTGCTACTGGTTGTCCTAGACTAAATCCCTGTTCTTTGCCTTCGGTTGGTTTTAGAATAGTAATTTGTTCATTTTCTTTAAGACCCTGCCCACTCCATTGCTGGAACGGCGCACCGACACTGGATGCATATTGATGTACCGCAATGCCGCCTGTGCGGCCATTTATACGCTGACCCAATGGACTTTGCACAGGAACTTTGTAAGTAACTTTGTTGCCTTTAAACATTAATTTATTTTGATCAACTGGCGGAGGACTTGACCACATTAGGTCGCCCCAGAAAAATCCAGGACTAGACCCAACTGCGGCATCTAGACCCGGCCATATATTTTTAACAGCATCGTATAAACCTCCGCGCAGGCCGCCGCGTGATTTTTGTTCATCCCACTTTTGAAAATCTTCAGGACTTTGTGCAAAAAATTTAGCATCATACATGTATTTGTCCATGATACTCAATTGACCATTTGACAAACGACCAAACACCAATGCCACTGACCCGTCCCATTTAATCGTGATACTCTGCGGATTTTTTATTAGGTTAGCTAAATTTTGTAATGCTTGCACAGCGGCGGCTGATCCTTCTAATACTGTTTCTTCGGGGTGTGGTATGCCACCGGGTCTACCACCCTGTGCTTCAAAAAGAAAATCAACAAATTCTAATTTCATACTATGTGGCCCATCTTACGGAACCAAGCGGCTGTTCCTGGTGCTACATCTTCAGGAAGTGTTAGTAACCCCTTTTGTTGGTCTTGTTTGGCTTGTGCCAGTTTACCTTCTTTATCGGGGTCACCTTCTAATGCTTTTAATACAGTTGTAACTGAGTTTAAATCTGCTGCATGTGCGCCCGGGTTCAAGAGTACTTTTGCTGCTGCTTCACGGGTGTCTGCAATCACGGAATTATCATCCCGGCGCATTACTGTACCGCTAAATGCATCTACTTTAACGCCTAAGAACTTACCAATACTGTTTAACAAAATGTACAACTGTGC